AGCGGAGAGGACTGTCCCGCCAAATTTTCAGCGATTGAGCTTTCGTAGTCGATTGAAATGTTATAAATCTGGCTCATGATTTCGCCGAAGTTGTTGAGCACCGGAGAGTTTCCTGTGGCCTCAACGTTTCCGCGGGCTACGCCTGAGATGCGGCCGAACCCTTCAAACGTTTCCTTAAATACCATGCAGGTATCAGCCCATGCGTTTCCGAAACTTTCTGTTGAGACAAGGCGTGAAGCCTTGCTCGGAGCGTACGGCTGCTTAAATACTTTGTAGAGCACCCCGATGTTCCAGAACGGAATGGAGGAGTTTGTGATGATAGAGTCGTTAACTCCCTTTACATGGGCGCGGACTACGAACTGGCGTTCAGCCGAGTCCCACTGCATGACAGGTTCTGTCATCGCGGATACGGCGCGCTTAGCGTCAGCTTCTGTTTTTCCGGAACGCAGGACGGAATCAACGACTCCCTGTGTCCTTGAAATGACCGCAGGGTCGGCGTCGAAGCGCACGAGCGGTTTTGCGCGTGTCGGGTCGAGCTGCTTCCAGTAAGGCTTCATTACGGAGTCACACTGCGAGGCGAAAATCGCCTGAGATACGGCGCCCTGAGGAACCTTGAAGTTAGCCTCGCGTCCGAAGTTTACCTGCGCTATGCTTTTTCCCATGACATTCGGAAAGGACTGGTTTAAGTCAGCCTCGCACTTGTCACGGAAGCCAGATGATATGGTTTTACCGAAGTTAAAATTTGCCATTTTCTGTTAATCCTTCCTTATAAACTAGGCTGTGATTACTGCGTTAACAGCATCTACTTTGACAACCCATGATTCGTCGTCCGGGTGAAGCTCCGCGATGCGTCCTACAGTGGTGAACTGGGTGACAGTAGCGGCTGTTCCGAAAGCCACGCTTCCGTCGGCAGTCTTAACGTACATATAGTTTCCGGCTTTAACGAGAGAGCTTGAGAACTTAATAGCATTTCCTGCGGTGTCAAAGCCTGAGCGGTACAGAACATATCCGTCTTTTACAATAAGGAACTTATTGTATTCGTACGCTTTTTCGCCGTTTGCCGGGTATGAGCTCTGCACTGCGGGTGAGCGGACTACGATGCCGGCGAACACAGGAGCGGCGCTTGCGACAGTCGGAGCGCCTGCGTATCCTACGCAGTTCTTTTCAGCCGCATTGTAGAACAAACCGTTTCCGTATGTTATTCCGTCGGCGTATGCTGTTCCGTCCGGAGACAGAAGGTTTGTAACGGCAGTAGTATACACGCCGTTAACTCCGAGGCGCATGATAACGCCGTTTGAAAAGGCCGAAGCCTTGTAAACAGGAGCCGCGGCTCCGATTCCTAAATTAAAATCTGATGTCTGAATCATTATCTACTTCCTTACGCTCCGAAAGCGTCGCGGATAAGGTCCGCTGTCATTGCAGCGCTGTACGGGTCTGCCAAGCTGTCTTCCACCGGAGAACCTTCGATTACAGGCGCGCAGGCGTTCGGAACTGAGTCCTTCTGCGGAGCTCCTGCTAAGGCCGCCTTAATCTCTTCCCGGATAAGAAGACGGATAGAGTCTGAATCAGCGACGCTGACCGTGTTCTTGCCTTTGCCGTCAGTGTCTTCCTGCTCTTTTTTGTCTCCGCCCGCTTTATCAGCGCGGGCGTCTTTATTAGACGCAGGTTCCTTTCCTGACAGGGCTTCCTGAATCTCGGCTACGGAACTTCCCGATACCGAGATGTAGCAGGAGTCGAGGACGTTTGATACAGCGTCTTTATCAGCCGCGGCTTTTTCAGGATTTTCAAAGCAGTCCTGAACCATGTTAATTAACTTAGTTTTGTCATCGGAATCCTTCGCAAAAGCGATGGAGTCAGTGACAGCGCCGAGTTCTTTTTTCAGCGACTCGGTGTCGCCTGTTTTAACGGCGCCCAAGTGGTCGAATACGGTTTTAGAGAAGGAGAAAGAGGCGTCAGCCTGTTTGTCCTTATGCCCCAAAAACCAAAATAATCCTGTACGCATTTGTTTTATGCCTCCGCATATAGAGTCTATTATAGCCACTGACTTACCGCCGCGTCCGGCTGCGGTGACAGCCAAGTGATTAACCGCTGTTATCCCTGTGAGCATTACGTCGGCTCCGTATTTCTTCCGTTCCTCTTCCGTAGCCCACCGCTTCGTGACGGTATAGCCTAAAGAAACTTCCTTGTTTCCGTCGTTGTAATAATTATATATATCGTTTGTGTTGAAAATTAAGGAAGTTTCAATGCCTATTTCGCCGTCATCAAGCGCCACTACGTCAACGCTCTCGCCCGTAGTGCCTTTAGCAAGGTCAGACCAGTTGTCAGGGGTTACCCATTCAGACGGGTGTTCCTTTGTAATCGGAAGCCTTTTCATCATGTATTTAGCCTTAACGATTACTGACGCCGGCCGGTATTCGGCGTACACTTTCTTCGCCTCATGCCCCTTCATGTCAAGGCCCGACTCAGTCAGTTCAAAGTCACGGTAATACTGTATTCCCGAGCGGCACATTATAACGTTCTTTTCCGTGATGTAGGGGTCGAGCGCCCCGTCTAAAACTTTACCCATGTTTATACCTTAAACCGATACTATACATTTGTCAACTATTTAACCGCCGAGCCGCGCAGCTTCTGGAGCCCTTCGCTCCGGTGCTCAGCTCCCACGCGCACTTTCGTATGCTGCTTCTGCTCAAGCGCAGTATACTTAGCCTTCGAGGAGTTGACGGAACCTCCGGAAGAAGGCGGCTTCCCGCCTTCCTGGGCCGCCTTAAGCTCCGCCGCCTTCATGGCGTCGTCCTGCTTATCCTTTTTAGCCTGTATCGCTTTGAGCTGCTCCAGCGTGTCGCTGGAGAGCGACAGGTCGTCCCCTGCGTACGAGAACGCTATCTCAGCAGCTTTGTCCATGGGCATCTGTCCTCCCACAAGGTTAAAGAAAGACTCCGACAGGTCTTTGGCAATCTCGGCCTTTTCCGTCGCATTCGCTATTACAGGGGAGTCGAACTGTATCGTCGTGTAAGGGAGAGCCTTAAGCACTTCCCTGTCAAGACCCAGCGTGTCGATTACTATAATCATGGCCATGCGGCGGAGCTGCGTCTCTGCGTCCTTATAGATGTACTTCACCGACTCCCACTGCTTGGACAGGTTTCCCTGCGTGTCGTCCCCCGAAGCGAAGTTCCCTTTTTCAGAAGACAGGAGCATAGGCTCCGGAATATTAGCGTCGGCGGCGAAAGCCTGCCTGAGAAGCCGTATAAGCTCCGGAACCTGAGAAAAGTTCCGGTTGACCGCTTTCAGGTCGCCTAAAATATCCATGTTGATGGGGTTCTGCTGCGTCGCATGGCGCACCTTAACGGCGTTTTCGCCCATGATGTCGTCCATTACGTTCGCTCCCTGGGTGGCGAGAACGGCATCTATATTAGTTGTTCGTACGAGCAATGACATCTGCTGTATCATATTCGGCAGCGCGTTCTTAGCGGTCACATACTGGACGTACGACAGGTAGAACCCGCAGAAGTCCGATATCCCCCAGCCCTGCGTGAGGGTCTTCCCCCACCAGCCTGCCTGCGGGCTTGTGACTATACGCGCCGTCCGCGCGTGGCTCACGTCGCACCCCATATACGGAATATAGTACACGTCGGGCTCGAGGTAGTCTTTCTGGCACGGCGAGACGGGAGGGACAATCCATGTGTTCCATCTGTCAAGCGTTATGAACCTCGACACGCACCCTTTCTTAAGCACCCCCGCCTTAAGCAGCTGCTCCATGTCCATGGACATCGTGACGGGCGTGTCCCCCTTGAGAAGGGGGAACGTAATCCCCCCGCCGTATACAAGGGAATCCCTCATTGAATCAGCTATTATGGACGGCAGGTTAAGGCGCATCATGTTTTCCGATATGGCGTCTATCTGCCTCGCGGACAGCCTCGGGTTGCGTATTTTGCAGCCGTTAAGCAGCGTGGATTTAGATTTTTTATTTATGACGGTTTCCGGAAGCCCTTTCTGGCTGTACAGGGCGTTGGCCTCCGCAGGGGAAAGCCATATGTTGGGGGTCACAAACCCCGAGGACGCGGGGTCTGACGGGCCGCCTATGCCCCACATGGAGTTGAATATTCCGTCCAGCACTTTGGCAGTCACAGGCTTTTCAGACACAACAGCGTTCCGGACCCTGAGGGCCGAGTCAAGGACAGCCGACTGGATTTCCCGGGCTCCCTTGAAGACAGCGCCTGTCTGCTTCACTATGTCCTCTTTAATCGAGCTGTCGAGCTCCTGCGACACCGCGTATACGTCGCTTACAGGCACGCCTCTGAACGTCGAGCATGAATCCCTCACGGACCTCTTTCCCGAAGGAAAGCGCCTCGCGCTTCCGCCTCTGCAGGAATTGATAATCCGGTACATAATATTATAATCAAACATCTTCACGTCTCCTGTGTTGTTTCATGCCTTAGCATAGTGCACGCCTGTAACGTCGTCAAGTTCTTTCCATATTACCCTGGCGCCTTTCCCCCTGCAGAACATGACGCACGCCGCGAGGCTCATTCTCTCCGTGCGGTACTCGAAGGACGCCGTAAGGGGGGAGCGCAGTATCTCTATGTTTTTGTACCCCTCCGCAAAAGCCTCCATGAGCATGAGGCAGATGGAGTTTGTCATCGGAACGGGGAAGCGCCTCACGGAATCCATGATGTCCCTCGTGTACACCCTGGCAGGGTCTGCCGAGGGGAAAGACATTCCGTGGAACTCGTAGTACCTTGAGGCCCCCGTGTACAGGGAGCGTCCCACCGTCCACACTTCCCTCCCATTAACCTCGCCGTCCGTCAGGTGGCCTGCGCATCCCGCTATGACTAAATCACTCACCTGTTAACTCCTTTCACTTCCTTCGGTATAATGCCTGAAACGTCGTACACCTCGCCCCTGTCACGCTTCCTGTTGAAGCGGTTTATCGTCACGTCGAACACGTCCTTGAAATCCCTGTCGAAGCACAGTATATAGTAGACAAAGTATCCGATTGTGTCCGCGTAATGGTCGGGCGCCTTGCTCGTGGAGCCTTTCTGCGGCTTCCCTGTTTTCTTGTCGTACTGGTACGTCATTACGGACTTGTCCACTTCCACGCAGTCCCCCGTTATCAGGAGACGGTTCAGGTGGAACAGGGCGTTGACAGCCACCACGCGGTCGGACACGAGCGGGTTGGCGCTTTTCAAAATCAGGTGTATGTTGTACTGCCTCAGCGATTTCGAGGCGATGACGAAGTTGTCCTTAAATGTCATGTCGGGAATCCAGTACAGGTTCTGCTCCGGAAAGTCGTACCGGAAAACCTTAGGGGCAGCCTGCCAGTCGGGGAACTCATATTCCTTAATGATGTAGGCAGTCCCGCTGAACACGGTGCAGGCGATGCATTTGTTGAACCCCGCGCCCTGGTTGAAGTCCTGCGCGAGGTATACGTTCTGCCCCCGGGGCAGCTTGTCCCACAGCGATATGCGGTCAAGGAAATGCACCGCGTGGTTGTACTGGGCGAACACAAGACCGGAATCCACTGCGACGAAGCGTCCGTCTAAATAGCAGTCCTTTTCCTTCCCTGAGTAAATGGAGTACATGGCCTTTATGTAGTCAGGAGGCAGGTACACGTTGTCCTTGGTGCGCCCGTGTATTACGGCATAGGCGATTCCTTTCTGCTTGAACTCCATCACAGTGTTGTACATTCCCTTAAGCCCCTGCGCAGTCGAGGCGAACGCCAGGAAAGGCGGCCTGCAGCCTGAAATCTGCTGCCTGGCGCGGTCGTTGAGGGCCTTGACAACTGACATGGAAACCGACGTCGGAAGCTCGTCCAGCTCGTCGACGAATACCGCGCAGTTATGTACAAGGATTCCATTAGCAAAAAACTCATGCTCTCCTTCAACTGTTATGTCGTAAACGTGCGATAGTTCTCCCGCGTTTAATGTTTTTACAGTGGCATGAGCACGTCGTAGTATACGCGTATTTATCACATAAGAACGGTTTCCTGCATATTTCGCATATTCTCTCTTCTCTTGCGGCAACTGTATATTTGTAATGTTCTTTTCTATACGCTCCAAGGCATTTTTTTGTGCAATACTTAGCTCTTGGATTAACTGACATAAAGCTTTTACCGCATATAACACACGTACAGTTATATCTTGGTGTTGCTCTGAGTCGTTTTTGAGCTGCAGCATACTCTGGGTTTTTGAGTTTTTCTTTACGAATTTCCAAAGCCTTTTTAATATAAACATGCTGCGCTTTTCTACGCTCTGGTGTCCACGAGTCGTTGTGTATACGCGCGTGTTCAGATTTAGTAAGCAGTTCAAAATTTTCAAGGCTGTTGTTGAGGTCGTTTCCATCTTTATGATGAACAACATATCCTTCTGGTATTTCTCCAATACACAGTCTATAGAGGTCTCTATGATAAGTTGAGAAGCCTCTTTTTTTATTTGCGTTAGAGCAGGTAAAGTAGTGGCTTTTCCCGTGAGAAGAGCTTTCAGGGTATCTGTAATATCGGATTCCATTGAGTTCAATAACTGAAGCCTTAATTGGACGTTTCCATGTAAATGCTGGCATATCTTTAACTCCTTAGAATTAAGTATAAGGAGTTCATCAGTATTTGTCAACTTCGTAGCTTCAGTTTCTTTATCGAAAGCTGTTATAAGCTTATGGTCTTCCGTGCAGTCTAAATCCCCATATGGGGTTGAGACTCTTACCAGAGGCTTCATTCCTTTATCATAGAAAGCTGTAACTTTACGGTACCCGTTTCTAGTGAGAACTAAATCTCCTTCTTTAATAGAGTCCATTCTGACTTCTCCCTTAGAAGTCATAACCATCGCGTATCCCGGAATACAGCAGTCGTACCCGAATATCGCGCTTTCGTCCTGTATGGCGATAAGGAATATCTGCACGCCTGCGGTTTCTATGATGTTGTCAGCCTTGTTGTATGAGTATGGAGTCTTTGAATTGTCCAGATACTGGAGCAGGGCCCCTGAAAATGTTTTTTTAAGAAACGTGAGCGAGATGCCGCACACGGCTATTTTAGGCTTCTTATGCTCCTTGTCGTACTTCCCGGAAAAATACGAGACGGCTCTCAGCACGGCGTATACAAGGGCGGAGGTCTTTCCCGCTGCGTAGCCTGCAATGAGAAAGAAAAACCGCAGCCCGGGGTACACGTACGGTATCTGGAGGAACTTTCCCTGGTGCGGCAGAGCCTTAACAATCCCCGACATTTCCCGCCTCCTCCCTCTCTTTTTCAGCTATCTTCTTAGCTTTCTCTTTAAGCGCTTCCTCCGCGCCTGTCTCTTCCCCGCCTGAAAGGTTTCCGTTGGAGGTTCCCTCATGAATCTCCGTGAGCGGGTCAGAAGCGAAATCGGCCTCCGTCATGGCGATGAACTCTATGTTAATCTTGGAATCTTCGTCAGCGTCGTTCAGGTCTGAAAACACGAGGTTGTTCTGGCTCTGTATGGCGGAAAGAACAGTTTTGGAGTTATCCCTGCCGTCGTCCGACGTCATTCCCGAGGACGCTATGCATGACAGGGTTGAAATCTGCTCCGCGTACATTTTAGCTTTGAGCGCTTTAGTCTGCGTTTTATACACAGGGTCGTCAATAAGACGCAGGCGCACCGCTTTAGGCACGCAGTTAAGGTCGAACGCGAGCTCGTCGCGGAATACTTTAGCGTAGCTTTTAATGCAGAGAGAGCGCACCTGGCTGTAAGGCATGGAGGACGTATCGCGTATCTCAACGGAAGACAGCTGCGCGCCGGTGGCCGCTGCGTCAAAATCAAACATAATTTATTCTCCTGAGTAACATTATAGAGTTGACAAGGGCTCCAGTCAACTGTATAGTAGTATTTGTACGGCATGCCGTACATCGGTTCTCCGGCGGAGGGGCTTAAAAACCTCTCCGTTCCTGCTCTTTTACGGACATAAGCACCTCCAAAACTGCCCCCGCAAGGTTACCGCCCTGCGGGGGTTCTTTTCACCCAGTTCTAAAAACCTCCAAACACCTCTGTAACACCTCTGAACAGTCCATGTTCGCCTCTCTTTACCGCTGAAAAGGAGCAGTGCAGCCCGGTGTAGCTCGCCTTAAGATGTTAAAGTGAATATGGCTTTCCTGAATTATATGTAGAGCCGGACGCAGGAACTAAGTACTGCCAATGTTGCTTATGACTTTCTCAAATTGTGTGGAGCACGTCGGATTGTGCAGGTAGCCATTGCCAATGTTGCTTATGACTTTCTCAAATTGTGTGGAGCACGTCGGATTGTGCATGTAGCCATTGCCAATGTTGCTTATGACTTTCTCAAATTGTGTGGAGAAAAGGGTTCCCCCTTTCGTTCAGTTACCCCATAGTAACTTCTGTGTAAGACGGCTACCCCAAGTTACCCTACGCTACCCCAAGTTACCCTATGCTACCCCAAGTTACCCTATGCTACCCCAAGTTACCCTATGCTACCCCAAGTTACCGTACACTGATATAAGTTACCGTACACTGATATAAGTTACCGTACACTGATATAAGTTACCGTACACGGATATAAGTTACCCTAAGCTACCCCAAGTTACCCTGAGCTACCGTACACTGATATAAGTTACCGTACACTGATATAAGTTACCGTACACTGATATAAGTTACCCTATGCTACCCCAAGTTACCGTACAACAATTCGTACTAAAAATAAAAAAATTTTGCTTGACACGGTAGCATTACTAATGCTATAATAAGCTATCTTAAAAGGGTACGGTTTTTGACAATTGAAGGGACGGGGCGGAACAGTAAGTTCCATGGGCGGTAAACCGGAAAAGCGGAAAATTAAGCAAAACTTAAAAATCCGATTCCGGAGAAACCCACGGTACAAAAAACTACTGTACAGTTGTATAGTACTTCGTTGCCGGACAGTAGAGGCGCCTAACGGCGTTTTGAACCTCCGGACAGCGTTAGGATACCGCCCTGTCAGTTGATATATAAGTTTTTGGCGCATACCGGTAAAAGCCGGCGTGCAAGTGCAACGCTTGCCGTGCGCCGTAGCCGTCCGTACGGACGGCATAAAGTAAAAGGGCTAGCCGTAAAGCCCTAAAAAAGTTACGGCAAGGAAAAAATTATGAATAGAGTTTATGAAGAGGATTTAGAAATGTCGGGCTACGCCCTGTGGAATGAACCTAGTTCATTCCATATGGGCTACGACGGGTTTAACTCGAAACCCGTCGAATTAAAAGAAATCATGAGCAACGCCGTAGTATATGCTACGGCGGTGCAAAATCAGAAAACTGGTGAAGTGTATTACCAGGTCGACTAGTTTTGCGCCCTCCGGTATCCAAGCCGGCGTGCAAGTGCAACGCTTGCCGTGCGCCGTAGCCGTCCGTACGGACGGCATAAAGTAAAAGGGCTAGCCGTAAAGCCCTAAAAAAGTTACGGCAAGGGGAAAATTATGAAAAAAACAAACGCTGTTTTGAGAAATTTCGCTGTGGTGAAGAGCCGTAAAGGCGTACAGGTAAGCGACAAGGGCGCCTTGTGCGTCAAGGCGCTGTCTATTTTCGCCGGAAACCACAGTGTCGGCGACACTGTGGGTCTAGGTACTTACTTAAGTAAATACCTGGGCGCCGTAAAAAGTAATCTCACGGCGTCTAAGTTCGTGAGAGTGGCGGACGTGCAGAACGCATGCGACGTTCTGAACGAACAGCTTATAACGGAGGGTAAAGCCCTCCAAATATACGGCGACGTGTCCGAAAAACGGACACTTCTAAACTGCTTTATCCGGCTCACGGCGCCGGAAACGCTCGAGTATATGCCGGAGAAAAAGGAGGCGGAAAAAGCGTCCTCCGTAGCGACACCGGAAGAACAGGCTACGGCGTTGGCAAAACAGGCCGGAGAAATAGCAGATTTGACCATAAAAGAGTACTTGAACGCCGTATTAACGGCGTGTAGGGAAAAGTACGGGGAGGATGCGTACAAAAAAGCATTCGGAGATTTAATCACAGAATACGAGGAAAAGAAAAATAGAAAATAAATGAGATACCGCCCCTTGAAAAAGGGGCGGTATTTTTATGCCCTCCGGAAGTTAGCGCATGCTAACAGCCGTTCCGGCAGCTAAAAGGATAGTTAGCGCATGCTAACAGCCGTTCCGGCAGCTAAAAGGATAGTTAGCGTATGCTAACAGCTGTTCCGGCGGCTAAAAGGATAGTTAGCGTATGCTAACAGCTGTTCCGGCGGTAAACAGAACACGCACATATGTGCGGACTGGACTTAACAAGGCTAGCCGTAGAGCCTTTCAATCCCACGGCAAGGGGAACATTTATGCATACTGAGTTATGCCGAAAAATTAAAGAAAATGAACTGTACAGGGAGATTTACACCCTCTCGCTTTATTCCGGATTCACCTTTGTGATGAAGATGCTCCGCACTGAGCATCTCTATACGGGGGAATCCGTGCGTTGCCCCGAAACTTCGGTCACCTTCCGTAGCCGTAAGGAGGCTTACGACGCATGGGATAAGGTCTAAAATCTCCTTCCTCAAGTTAGGGGGAGGTGTTTTGACCTTTTCAGGTTTAACGGTTTAGTTTCAAAGTTTACAAAACGCGAAGTTTTCAATCTCTGAAACTTAAGACTAAACTAAGCGATGTTAAAGCTGATTTAAGACTCGGCTTAAGATTTGAAGTTTTCTTTAGGCAGACTTAAAACAAGCAGACGTCAACCTTAATTCTTGCAGTAGACTTAAAAAGTTTAACAGTTTAGTTTACAAGTTTACAAAACACGTAGTTTTCAAATTGTAAATCTGTTCCAGAAATTAGAAAAACCCGAAATAAAATGAAAAAAGTTAAACTTTTTGCTTTCCCAAAAAGTGGCGTAACTCCTTGCCCCGCAAAGAGTTACAAGGTTTAACGTCGCGAAAAACCGCTCTATTTCCTTATTCTGTATAGAGTTAGCTCGTAACTCTATATATTACAAAGGTTTACAGCCTCTCAAATCTTCACCGTTAAACGTTTAACTTTTTCACTTTTATTTCGGCCCTTTTAAAAAAATCCGGAGCGTTTTGCAATTTGAAAACATTGCGTTTATTAAACCACTCCCGTTAAACCTGTCTCTGTAACTTGTTACATTACAAAGAGTTACAGACTTTTCTTAAATTCTTAATTCCCTCTTAAAATCCTAAAGCTAATAACGCCCCGTGCAGTTTAGCTTTTTAAGACAAGCGGAGGGGGTTTCTCAAGGGGTACTGCTTGAACGCTTTGCCTCTGTCTTTTCCGTGTCAGTACACTGAAGACCGGAAGAGACTGAAAGCACTTTAGGAGGTTTTTGATGTGCAAAATATGTTTAGGAGAAAGAGCTTTTGAAGCAGGAACTATTTCAGGAAGCATCAGACAGTATGAAGAAGGTTTTTTTATGGAGTTTCAGTATGACGCATACTCAGGTGACTCCTCGTTTGACGGAGATGAGGCTCGTATGCTTATAGAGTTTTGTCCATTTTGCGGCTCACGCTTAAAAGCATGAACGTATAAGGTTTTCGTGATAGGAGGTTTTTTATGAAAAAAATTACGGAGGACGCTTTGAATGCGTTCAATGAAGGGGCGCCTTTCCGCCGTACGAACACCGAGGTGTTCAGCACGATGAAAGGCGCTGTTGTGATGCGCCTGCATGGTAACATGGTTGCAGTCCGCATAGGCTCTTCCGTGTATGTCTCCCTTGCGGGGTGGGACACGCAGACCACAAGGGAGAGGGTGAATGCCCTTCTGCCCCCTGAGTGTAAAATCCACGGCACGTGGTCTTCCCCCCTTTCAGGCTCTCTTGCCGTTTCAGACTCTTCGTGGTATGAGCTGTCAGGCAAGACGCTTGTCAAGGTCGCCTCCCCCGCGCAGATTAAGGAGATGATATGGTGAAGATGAAGACCCTCAGGCTGTCTGAAAGGCAGCGCAAGGCTCTCAGGCGCTCCGTTGCGCACTGGGAGCGCATTGTAAAGTGCGTTTCAGACAGACGCTTTGCGTCTGTCTATGCCGCATGCACCCTCGCCTCCCCGTACACGTGGTCTGACTTCACGCCCGTGTACCTTGCACACGCATTTTTCTCCCGGGCCTCGAAGGAAGTTTCGGGGAGGGAAGAGGGAATGTCCTCTTCCTGCTGCCCGCTGTGCGCATTATATGCGGGAAGCTCGGGGGACTCATACGCTTCCCGCTGCTCCTCCTGCCCCGTCTCCCTTGTCTCCGGGGCTAAATGTTGCCGCTCGACTCCGTTCATACCTGTAATGGAAGCCCTCCAGGGCCTTTACGCCGCAGCCCTAAAAAAGGGGGCGTCTGAGGAGGAGACGGAAGGCTCCCGCGTCTCGCTGGAGGAGGCGGCCTCCTGTGAGCTTTCTTTTCTGCGGGGAATATTAGAGGAATATTAGAACTGTATTTTAAGGAGTAAAGCTATGGAACTGTATTTTAATGAAGCGGGGCGGTTATACCGCGTCCGCGCGTTTCAGGAGGAAAACCCCCTCTCCCCGCGGGACGGGGAAAATTTCGGAGTGATGGTGTGCTCCCACCCGAGGTATGACCTTGGCGACATACAGGTCAGGGGCTTCTATGAGTTTTTTGCAGACGAGACCGGAGGAGACCTGACGTGGTATGAAAAGAGGGGGAAGCTCTCCCGCCTGTTTAAGCGGTGGTGGATGACAAAGGAGGCTTTTCTGCCCCTCTCACTTCATGACCACTCGGCTCTCTCTATGTCTTCCATCTTTCCCGGAGGGTATGACGCGTCCCTTGCAGGCTTCATATATGTGGACAAGGACAGCCCTAAGGTGAGGGAGTACCGCTCTTCCCACACAGGAAGACAGACGCGCCGGTGGGCCCGAGCGCGCCTTGAAAAGGAGGTGGAGGAGTACTCCCTGTATCTTGAGGGGAATGTTTTCCGCCTCGTGAAGGAGGCGTATGACCCCGGCACGTCCTCCTTTTCGACGGAGGAGGTTTTTGAAAACGCGTATCTTGAGGATGCCTCTTCTTTTGAAAAGGAGGCCCTCTCACTCTTCAGCTGCGCGTCTCCCCTTGATGAGGAGGACGTGGAGCGCTCTTTGCTGGAAAAGACGCTTGACACTCTCCTTACCGGCCAGGGGACGCTTGATTTTCAGCGCTAGGTGTTGACGTATAGCATTAGCAATGCTATACTTACCGTACGAAAAAGGGACGCCTGTCCCTTAAGGAGAAAAACAATGAACGAAAAGGCGAAAGAAATTATAAAAGGTCTGTATGAAAAGACTGAAAAGTGGAACCCGCGCTCCGCATGGGAAAAGGGGGTCAGACAGACCATGTTCGAGATGGTTGACCGCCTGAATGAGTGGAACGACACGGGGTATCTCAAGGAGACGGACTTTGTTCCGGGCGTTTTCGAGATGAAGATGCTCGACGGGGCTCAGAACTGGACAGACTTCGCCGAGAGCGGGTGCTCCCTTTGCTACACGCAGGACATCGTGGAGAGGTTCTGCACGCCGTCTGAAAAGAGACGGTATGCGGAGGGAAAACTGTACGGCCTCCACGACCTTGACATAATGGCCAGGGGGTGCAGAGCGTCTTTCCGGAATCTGGAAACGCTCCTGAAGGAGATGGTATGAAGACTGATTTGATAAACACGGTGCTTTCCTCGTGCCCCGAGTGTTTCGTGACGGAGGGGGAGTCCTCAGTCACCCTCATATCACGGGAGGGGAACTTCACTGCGGATAAGAGGGGGAGACGGCCCGTGAAGGCGCTTTACGGTGCGGTTGAAGCCTATTACCGCTTTATAGCGCTTAAAGCGGTGGCGAGGATACAGGAATTACAGGAATTACAGGAAACTTAAGCTCACAGCGGGAAGGGGGAATCAATGAAGAAGGTAATATCATACATGGCTGACGACGGGACGGTTTTCCTGGACAGGGAGGCCTGCGCCTCCTATGAAAGCGCGCCGGGTTTAGACGCCCTTATAGCACGGCAGTATGGCTGTATTTTATTACAGGGACGCACTCCAGCGCGCCCCCGCGCAGCTTTAAGCGGAAGTCCGTTAAAGGAGGAAGAGTATGACTAAAGGAAAAGGAATATACCGGACGGGGGGGATAGCGCTCATGGATTACGCGCTGTCCTCTGCAAAGGAAAAGCGCCTTATTAAGAAGGCGTATGAAATGTTCGTGGCGTCAGGCGCTCTGCACCCCGCCCCGGTCATCATGGGGGAGCTTTATCTGTACGCCCCGCTCGGGCCTAACGGGAACTGCGCTTTCCTCTCCCCGGGGGAGGAGCCTCCTTCCCTTGAGCGCCTTAACGGGCGGGGGGTGCAGTCATGAGAAAGATTAGAAACACCGATGATATGCTGTTCGCGCTGTATAAGTCGTGGAAGAAGCATTATGGTATGCGTGATTCCGGAGGTTCAAAAGCGGTTCTCACAGTGTCTGCGCAGACATGGGAGAGCTTTGCAGTAGCTATGCATGTGACGTTCTTTAACGGTAACTACGTATACTCAATGTTTACCGCAGACCTGCCGTCCGATGCTCTGAAAGCGTTTGACAAGATTCAGAATAAAGCCATGTGGTCGCTGTATGACAAAAACTCTGAGCTTAAAGGACCGTGGAGCCGGGAGCATACGGAGGCTTTTGATTTCATAGTATCGTTCTGGAGGGAAAGAATATGAAAAAGATGGAGTTTGACAGTCTCGGCTCTATGCTGGGAGCGCTCAGGACGCTCCCGGACGGAGCTGTTATGGACGTTTCCTGCTTTCAGTTTGAAGAGAAGACAGCGGACTTTTACGGAGTGGAGAGATTATCTTTTCTCATGGGCGTGCTTCCGATGCTCTGCTGCACGCGTTTTACGGTCGCTTTAAGGGAGGCGCATAATGATTAAAGCAGACTGCTCGCAGGGGGTTCTCTCTGTGAGCACCTCCCTTAACTTTTCGTACGCAAAATTAAGCGAAAAGGAAAAGAAAAAGATTATTAAATCCCTCGTTGAAGGAGACGCCGCCGTTGTGGCCCCCAATTCCGAGTACGACGCAAGGGTATTAGGGAAGATATTTAAATCTGTTTATATCTGCTCTTCATACGCGGAGGCGAAGAGCGTCCGTGAGGATTTCCGGAAAGCGATGGAGGGG